CCATGCAATACGTTTCTTAGGATACACACCACAGATAATATCTTTATCTGCATCAATCATAGATACAATATCTTCTGCATGATAACTAATGTCAGCATCAATGAATAGTAAGTGAGTGCAATCTGTTTGATAGAACATCTTAACCAATCCATTCCTAGCTCTTGTAATTAAGGATTCGTTATAAAGAAACTGCCAGTTATAACCTATCCCTCTATCTAAGAATAGCTTTGTTGCATTGATGTGGCCAATCGCATTCTCTCCTGTGCATACACCACCATACATTGGAATGCCTATAAATATATTACTCATCGTATCGTTCGCCTATCCCATGATCGTGTTTAAAATCTTTGATGTCATCATCATCCTCAGTTGGATCTTCGTATAACTTTTGCAATCCTTTGAGTGGCTTCTTAACTTTCTTAGGTTCTAACTCGTCATCCATAATATTCTCCTAATAAAATATATGATTGTTAATAATGGTTCTTGGCTTCATACCCCATTGATTATCCATCTTAACATTATGAAAGTAACTAGCTCCCTTGCTACTGTCTTTGATTTTTTGTTGGATAATTTTTTGGGATAATTCTATAAATGGTTTGAGTGTTTTGTAAGGCGGGACATGCTTTGTCTTTTTAGTCCATTCAAACTGGTGTGGTTTAAAAGTCTCCGAACATATATTCTTTTGGTCGAAGTCTGCTCTCCGATAAAGCACATACCCCACTGCCACTTGGCCAGAGATAGGTTCACCTCTGGCTTCATGGAACATGGTCAAACTCATACACATCACTGCTGCAACATCTAACATAAAGTCTCCTTTTCTTAGGTAGCTTTCATGGTTTTACGTATATACATTCTATATACTAGGCGCATAATAAACTCATACACAAGTTGTGTATAACTTTTAGGAGATTATTATGTGGACAAAACCAGCTGCTACTGAAATGCGCTTTGGCTTCGAAGTTACAATGTACGTAATGAATAAATAAGCCAAGCATACAATGATAAGGCAATGCCTACGGAGATCTTTGTTGCTCTCCATATGCGTTGCCTTTTCTCTTTGGGTGACTCCATTGTCACCTCGTATTCATAGCCATTAAGCTCTTTAAATGATCGTGGGTAACGCCATTCAAAAGCATTGAAGTCTGTCTTAACTGGTTTCATTTGATTGTCCTTTCACTGTGTTGATGCGTGTGGCTTGTTTGCCTATGTATTGCATCTTAACTGTTATGGGTAAGCGATTTAGTGTTGGCTGATTAGCGTCTACTAATGCTTTAAGTTTCGATATCTTATCCTCTGGGTTTAAGCTAGAATTAACTAGCTGTTCAGACATTTGATCGAATTTTGCTTGCCATGTCAATACATCCGATACCTCTATTGGGTCTTTATTAGGAATATAGAAGGTATATTCCTTAGTTTGTGGCTTTTTTACAACACTGCCAGCTCTTTCTGTAGCTAGATTACCATCATCATCCTCTGGTGCTATGCCACAAGTAGCCATCAGGCTATATCTACGAGCATAAGTTAATGCTGATCCATATCCTTGAGGGTCTTGTTTAGGTGCTGGTACATGTAAGATGCCACCTGTTAAAGTCTCACCACTTTCATGGATTAATATAGTCTCGATCTTGACACCGCTTTCACAATCGTGTGTCTGTTGGATTAATGCAATACCATTGTTGTTGAGTGCATCCAATACAGCTTCAATACATCCATCTAAAGACACATACTTAGATCTAAAGTGTGGATTTGTTGATGTCTTGAGTGCTGGGGCAAACTCTTTCTGTGCCTTAACAAAGGCTGTTGCGATAGTTTTCATACTTTTCTCCTGTTGTTGTAATTGATTCATAACTTCTGTTTCAAATCTATCTTGGTCGTTATCTACCATGCTGCTCTCCTACCATCAATCTTGTACATATCCATGGCTCGGTTAAGTACCATAGCATCTCTGCTATACCTAGTGCCTGATTGATTTTTATCATTGCAACGCTTTAGATGTAGCTTGATCCGCCATTTCTTGCGGACTTGGAAATCCGTTAGCTTCTTCATCTTTTAGTTCCTCCAATTTAATTTTGCCTAAATAATCTTCTACACAAGCCCTCCATGATAAACGCGTTCCAAAATCAAAACGAAACTCACCAGTATCATTAACTTGAAACACATGCAAATATTTTTGCTCTTTATTCTTTTTCATATACGATCCTTTATTGATAATTTAGATTGACGAATGACGTACGCTTCCTTGGCTGGCACAGTTTTTGCTGGCTGTGCTTTGTAAGAACGCATAGGCCATGAGATTTTGTAACGACCCGCATTACATACTTCGTGATCCCTCATATGCTCCATGATGTTGATCTGCAAGCGATCAATCTGTGCTTCTAACTCCGCGATTTGCTCACGAATTGTTATGATCTTCTCAGCTTGGATCTCAACTTCGGGTAACTCAATCGTACTCTTTTCAGCACGATCAAACACACGACTGGCTTCAAAAGAGTTTTGTAAGTCATACCACTCAATCTCTTGATTAGTTTTGTACTTATTTAAACGCTCTTGAAAATCCTCGACAGCATTGTGAATCATGTTGATGTGATCTTCATTAATGGGATATAGGAAGATGCGTAATGTTGTACCCTTGTATAACACACAAAGAGCGCCCCATGATGCTTTCATAATATCCATTTGACCTTGAAGCTGGATCACACCACGATATGGCGCTGGCTCATTCTCGACTTCTTGAGCAGTAAGCTTGGCTTCTAAAATACCATAGCCATCAAGCTTAATTGAATCATGCCCCATGACATAAATGCCTTTGTCAATGTCAGTGTAGATTGTTGTGCCATTGCCAGACGCAGTGCCATCAAGGCTTGTAGCCAATGGTATGTCAGGATGAAAGTATGGTTTATCATGGGCTAGATCATCAATATCAACGCCAAGCCTTTTACAGCTCTCGGATAATATTAACTTCTCTGTAAGGTTTCCCCATAACATAGGCTCTTGCGCTAAAAACTCATTAGCCTCTCCGTTAAGTGCATTAATTGAATACTTCAATTCATCATTAGGCGTTCGAAACTTACTGAAACCTAATAATGCTGGAAGCCTTGAGCATGACATTATGTCATCGGGCGTGACTTTTCCTACCATTTTATGTTTTCCTTGTCTTTGATATTGTTGAGATAATAAGATACGTTAGGCGCTGTCCACGTGCTTCCTGAGTATGTTTTAACGCCTAGTTCATTGAGCTTCTTTGCGATGTTGCGACATGATGCTCGGCCACAATTTTCCATGGCCAAGTCAAACATAGGTTTGATTTTTAATGCATAGGCTATCTTAACTTTGGCTTGTGCTTGACCGCCTTTGACAGCGATGACTCTCATCATCTCTCTAGGTGCGCCAAGTTTAACGCCTCTTGCTTTGGCGGCCATTAACGCATTGCGCGTATTGATAGAGATTTGGCGCCTTGTTTCCTCATTTAATACAGCTCTGATATGTAACTCAAAAATACTAGCTTCGGGCGTTTCCGCAATAGTGAGCGGCACCTTCTTTTCCAATAGGCTACTCATCAATGCAACCGATCGAGTAAGTCTGCATTGTTTGGCCACAAGTAAACGAGAACCATTCTCAATTTCCAATAATGCCAACGCCTTGAGCAGCTCAGGCCTATCATTATGAGAGCCGCTCTCGATGTCGGTATATTCTGAGATGATTTCAGCGTTGATGCTGCGGGCGTAGGCGTAACATATAGTTCTTTGAGCTTCTAAACCTAGCCCGCTTTGGCCTTGCTTATCAGTGCTTACTCGATAATAAGCTATGAATTTCATATTAAACCCGCCATTCTCGAGGCCTCAGACTTGCAACGCTCTACAGTTTGAGCGGGTAGCCCTCGCATGAATGAATAAGCCATTTCAATGCATTCGTTTGCTTTTTGGTTTGTTGGCGCTGTGATCGCAAGTGCCAACGCTTGCGTAAGCAATTCAATTTGTTGCCTTTGAGATGTATACATGTTTTTACCTTTCAAGGTTTCGGGTAAAATTACCCCATAAGCGCCCGTTTAAAGGCGCTTAAAGTGTAACTTTAGAGCGCTAGTAATAAGATAAGCCAACAATAAGCGCTTATGAATCCTAAGAGTAACCAAATAAACTGTTTTAATAAGCTAGTCATAATTAAGCCCCTTATATATTAATTTTAAATTGTTGATTATCATTGATAACGATAGAACCGCGTTTAATAAGCCCGTTTAAAGCTCTTAGAGTGGTTTTATCGCTTGAGTATGAATGCCAACCTCGATACTTTTCTGCGAATTGCAGCATGTTTACTTGATACTTTCCAACAGCTGTTAGAGGTTTGGAGTTGCCATAAAATATATTGAATTTCATTTTAAATACCTTTCAAGGTTTAATTAATAGATAAGACCGCCAGTGATAGTTTTAACGCCAATTTTGGCAGCGATCTCGTTTCGGGCTGCGTTATCTAAATAACGGCCTTCAAAGTCAGTCCACTCGCCGCTCATATAATCAATTTGATCGTTGTCACCTTCACCATAAGCAAAGCTGCAATACTCTGAAAATATAAACTCGTTAAAGTCTATTTTAAATAGCTTGGCGTCAGTGTAACCGCCACGAACATCAGCGCCATTGTGAATTTGAAGTAGTAGATAATCATCGCCATATAATTGAAGCTGCTGACCTTGAACGACTTGAGACAATGCAGAGTCGCCATTGTAAGAGTTATAAGCCTCGCCAATAGCTTGGAAGCCTTGATTTTCTAACCACTCGAAACCTTCAGAGCTTACGCCAAAATAATCAGAGTTCCAGTTTTCAACTTCCATTGAATTGAACTCATCGCATAAGTCATTAAGCTCAAGCGAACTAGTTAGCTTATGAAATAAACTGATCGTTGGCGTTAAGTCCCAGTTATCATCCTTATAATGATAGGATTCAAGGCTGCATTCAGGTTCATTAATGAAGTCCTGAATAGTCTTTTTCTGGTTACGTTGCCAGTGTCGGCCATCATCGCCACCACTATCGCACATCGCTGAGCCAGTAGACTCAGTAAGCATTGAGTAGATAAGAGTTTGGAGTTTCGTTGTCATATTATTCACCTTTATTGGTTTGATTAATGATTAAAGTGTAATGGACTGGCCTTGGTTCCAGTCTGCATTGATCGTTAAAGCTTTCACATCATGGGAAAATAAGTCAATTGTGATCTTATTACCATTGATGTCAGTTATATTTAAAGCTCTTACACTGAATGCAGCGCGGTTCTTTTCAGCATCGAAGCTTTGAATACTTTCAAGTTCTATTGATTTAATTTCATGGATACTTAATGTTTGCATTTTATATACCTTTCATGGTTTGTTTAAAATAACGCGGTGAGGCGTTAAAAAAGATATTGCACGAAAAGCTATCGCTTTGCAATAGGTAAAAACACTTATTTTTGATACAATGTTTAAATGAATGAAAGCAATTCAATAAGTAAAACTTATCATATACCTGAGCCAATAAAGCTAAAGGTAGTTAAGAATGAGGACTTGCGTAAGTTCTGCGTGGTGCCATTAAAGGCTTTTTTGAATAGAAAAGTATCAGGTGAAAATCTGAGAGTGTTAGCAGTGCTGGCGAGTTATTGCAATAAAGGCGGCTATAGTTTCGTAAGTTTGCAGCGCATTGCTGACGATCTCGGATGCACTCAACAAAACATAAGCAAACACTTAAAACGACTAGAAAAGGCTGGCATTATCTCAAGTGTGCAGAATTCATGGCCAGCTCTGAAAGGTAATACAAGGCGCATTATCTATGACGAAAAGATAAAAGATGACGATCTAAAGGAGCATCAATTCTTAAATGCTGATATCTCAGCGATCAGAAAACATACCAAACTCATCAATGAGATAGATAAAACGATACAACCTTCAGAAGTTGTAAGATCAGAAGATAAGCGAGTGGATGATATAACTAGCTTGTTTATATATATCACAAGTGACAGCGATCTATTGAAGCTCGAGAAGCTCATCAATAGCGGTCATTCAATTGAATCACTCAAGACTCGCTTGGCTCAAGGCATTCAAGTCAGTGAGTTATAATAATCAAGACGGCTAATGGTTCGTTTAGCATCCTTAAAAAGTAAACGCCTCCAATGACATCCCTTATATAGCAAGAGACTCAAGGCTTATTGATTCCCTATGAAACACCTTGCCTAATTCAGAAGGCACATGCTTCCCCTCCCCACCCTCTCATATACCGAGGGGTATCCCACACAAATTTTTCCTACTTTTTCAAGATGATTGACAACAGATATCTTATCAACATGGTATGTCTTAGCAAAAGCAGACCTTACCTACTGACTGCCTTTATAAATATATAGATTAAATACAAACCA